AGTATCTAAAGGGTATGTACATAATGTAAAAATATTTGTAGATCTACCCCGTGCTTGTTCAAAATCAGTAATGAAACAATATATTTTAGCAATAGAGAATATGAAAGGCGGATATTTATATGATATGCGCAATAAGTATAAAGACGTACAAATAGATCCACCATTAATTTATGTATTTTGTAATAGACTACCCGATCTATCTTTATTATCACAAGATCGATGGGATTTATATATGATAAATGATAATAAACAATTAATAGAATATAATTTAAGTACTGGTTTAATGACACAAGAAAAAGGTAAAATATCAATTAATTACGACGATTATATAGACGATGGTGATGATGAAAAAGATATAATATCACCTAAATTAAATAATAATTCCAACAATTCCGATATATTCCAATTAACGTTATAATATAAAAGTAAAATACTGCATAATTCAAAATATTAATTCCAATATTCCAACATTTACAATATATATATATAAGGAAAGAATAAGGTACAATATTAAAGGGATTCTATTAGTGTTATTCCAATTGCGTACGCAATGCCTAATAGAATCCTCGATTTTATGGCACATTCATATGACATAAAAATCGATTCTTTATTCTTTTTATAAACGATTGACAATTAAATGGAGGGGCGACACGGAGGAGCGGAAAAACGAACGAAGTATTACGTAGTGAGTTTTTCACGGAGGAGCGGGAGCCCCTATTGTTTATGGCACACGACATGGGGGGCGTGATTGAATATTGACCTGCCGTATATGATAATATACTGCCGGTCAAATATTCAATTGCGCCCTATTGTTTATGGCACATATTTATTTTTTATATATATTCATTTAAAATAGTATCCTTGATACTATTTTAAATGCACCATTTTTTGACTTGTTCAAAAAATGCGCCATTTAATTTAACTATAAAATTTAATATATATAGATTTTAAAAAAATTATTTTCAAATGCTATATTATACAATGCCACGACAACAGTTAACATCACAACAGCTAAAACAAGCGAAAGCTTTATTACGACAAAGTAATATGCGTAATAAACGAGTACCTCGATCGTATAAATCGAGTTCATCGTATGGAGGTCGGGGCGCTTATTATGTACAAGGCGGATTATATGGACGGGCTAAGCTCGGACCCGTTAAAGCCGGAGGCGCATTACAAGCCGGGTATTCATCCGGTACTGTAAATATACCAACCATTAAGGGTTTGGGATCTTATAAAGTTGAAAACATACGTCATAATGTATTTATGTCTGACCCGCCTATGATTAAAAACGCTCGTTCTATTGAAGGAGCAACAGTAATTAGACACCGTGAATATTTAGGACCTATTATATCGTCTACAGTAGCCGGACAGTTTAAAATTCAATCATATGCATTAAATCCGGCACAATCTCAATCGTTTCCTTGGTTAAGTAGCATAGCGCAAAATTATGAGGAGTATAGACCAAATGGAGTAATGTATGAATTTAAGAGTACTTGCTCCGACGCTATAGCATCGTCTACTAATTTGGCACTTGGTCAAATTATGTTAGCTACACGTTATGATCCTACGGATCCACCTTTTGCATCTGATATAGAAATGTTAAACTATGAATTTGCACAATCAGGTAAGGTTTCAGATAATGTATGTCATTATGTTGAATGTGATACGAAACAATCACCATTAACACACTTATATACTCGACCCGGATCAGCGGGAGGTGATCAGGATTTACGTTTTAGTGATTTTGGAACATTTTATATTGCATCTTCTGGATTACAAGGAACAAGTGTTCAATTAGGTCAATTATGGGTATCATTTGAATTTTTGTTATATAAACCAAAAATAGCTTCATTACAAGCAACACCAACAGCTTTATTTAAATGGTATAATCCATCTATTACATCGTCAGCGCCATTGGGAGCTGGTGTATTTCAATATAACGCCGAAAACGACGTACAGGCGACAGTTTCAGCTAATATAATTACATTTCCACAATTAGCTTCACCGGTAACTTGGTTAGTAGTAATAAATTGGGCAGGTTTCACTGCTATGTCATCACAATTTAATTCATTAACATTAACTAATTGCGTACGTGTAAAATCATTTAATAATAATGCATCTGGCACTGGTATAGCACCACAAGCATCTTTAACTGGAACAACAAACGAGTCTATGGTTATGTATATTTCAACAAACGCTAATACAGTACCTAATATTAATTTTGCTAATAATGTAGCCTTTACGGGCGCCGGTTATGTAGATGGTTGCATAACTCAAGTAGGTTATTTAGATCCCGCTATATATGGATCGGTTTAAAGTTATTTACAAAAATAGCTCTATTTATAGAATCATTATTTTATCCATTTATCCGGGTTGGGGGTCCCCCCAACCCCGCGAGAAGATGGCGTAAAATAATGATTTATAGAATGGAAAACATACAATTTAATTTTATTTAAAAAATTATTATATATAGTATATATAATAATATGCCTCGAGGACGACCCGTAAGACAGCAAGAATTACAACAAGAAAGTCAACCAAATCAAGAAATAAGTACGTATAAGTCTTATGTGTCTTGTTTTGACATACGTATGAGTTGGACAAATGAATGTAGTGTCTACGAATATCAAACAATGTTAGATGGTATAGCCAAACGTTGGGTATTTCAAATAGAAAAGGGCGAACAGACCGGTTATATACATTTACAAGGTAGAATATCATTGATTAAAAAGAAGAATAATAAATTTAGTGTATTAAAATTATTTACTGATAAATATAAACCAAATTACATAGAACCGACAATAAATGAAGAATTTACAAAATATGAAGCATCGGGAGACGCTTTTTATCAAATGAAATCAGACACTCGAATAGAAGGACCATATACTAATGAATCAAAGAAACCTTATATACCGGAAGTATATAATATACCATATGATAAATTATATCCATATCAACAACATATATATAACGCTAAATATATACAATCGCGATGGCGAAAAGTAGTATTAATATACTGCCCGGTAGGATGTAGCGGTAAATCAACAATAGCGACTATATGTCGATTAACACAAAATGGTATTCAACTACCATATACTGAAGACCCTATCCAAATAATGCAAACAGTACACAATATAGTAGTATCTAAAGGGTATGTACATAATGTAAAAATATTTGTAGATCTACCCCGTGCTTGTTCAAAATCAGTAATGAAACAATATATTTTAGCAATAGAGAATATGAAAGGCGGATATTTATATGA